ACATCACAAAGAATTTCATAAACAATATGGTTATGGAAAAAACACTAAGAAACAATTCGAGGAATTTATAACAGAAAAAATAGAATCAGTCGAGAAGATTATTCTTGAAAAATCAACAATTTATAATTTAACATTAGAAGGAGAAGATACGTTCTTTGCTAATGGAATATTAACCCACAACACGCCACCACATATCATAAAACCAAAAGATAAAGAGGCCTTAAAATTTGAAGTTGGAAAGAAAGCAAGATTATCTGGAGGGAAAAAAGGAAAAGATATGGTCTTCGCAAAAGAGATCAAACATCCAGGGACCAGGCCAAATCCATTCATTAGAAATACAATTCAGAATAAAATGCGTCAAATCGTAATTCAGGAGATAAACAACAATCTTTAAATAATCCTGAGAATTTAATTTATTAATATATTCCCCAGTGATTTGTTGAGACCAGAGATTGTGCACAAATCAAAGGAAGAGAATCGCTGGATGATTATTTGCCAAGTGGCAGGAAACTCCAAGAGGATGAACATACAACTAATTAAGCAAGAGCAAGCATTTTTCTTAAGAAATCAAAACGTTTTTACAATTGCACAAAGAGGAGTTACGACGGCAAATGCAACAGGAACTCTTTCAGGAACTGCAACAATCACAATTGCTCGAACTAATGTTAAAAATATTCGAAGCATAACAGTTGAAGCAGTTTCAAAATCTCTTGGCACAGATTATACGGTAAATTTAGATCATGCAAGCGGATGTGTTATAACTTTCGGCTCAAACCAAACAGGAGATTATATTGTTTCTCACGATTATGGAAATGATAAAATATACCCTGATTTCCCAAGAGATGATTTAACAATAGGATCCTATCCAAGACTTGCTGTTGATATTTTGAACGTGGGGATAGATAATTTTGGGATTGGAGGAAGCCAATTTATTTCTAATATTGCATTTACAATTGTCATTTATGATGACAGTTCAGATGACATCGATGGATACATTCAAACAATCAAAGATCTCTATGTTTCAAATGCGAGTAGTTTTTATTATTTAAAATTCATTAAACCAACATTGATTGGACCAACAATTAATAGTCCAGATAAAAAGGATGAGATCATGTCAAAGAATCTCGACTTGCTCGGACAATTTGAGGTGGATACAGCATGAAGATATTAGAGGTAGCAATTTTGAATGAAGGAAACCCAGAATTTTTTGAAGAGTTGTTAAAAAAAGGGGTTGATGCAGTGAATCCAGAAATGAGGAAACAATTGAAAAGAATAATGACGGACGTTGCAAAAGGGAAGATTTCAGAAAAAGAGGCAGAATTACTCATAAAATCTAAAAAAGTGCAACCAGAGAAGCCTGTGAAGGAATCTAAAGGCAAAAATACTCATAAGAGAAAGAAATCAATTAAATCCAGGGAGGTTAAATAATGGCACAAACTTATATCGGGGGAGGACAATCAGTTTGTTTATATGCATTTGAAGATATGGACGGATGGGCAGCCGTTGCGGCATCTCACACAGAAAGCGATGAGACCTATATGCCTTTTGGGCAAGGAGTCGAAGTGAATGTAACGAGAAGCAATAATGCAGAAAGAATATATGGAGTTGGAGCAAGAAATGCAACAGCAACAGTTAATAAGCAATACGGAGGAGCATTGACAGTTAATGGAGCTCTTAGTAATGCTTATTGGCTATTGGGAGTTTTAGGCGCGAATTCAGATGCGGGAATGATGGGAGCATACACTCATACCTATACCGAAGCAGACATTTTGCCGAGTTTTACAACAAAGACAAGTTTCGAATTAGGGACAACGGATTTTTTATCTGCTCTAATCGGATGCGTAGTAAATACTTGTACAATTAGTGCTGCGATAAATGAAGCTTTGAAATTCAGTTTGGATTGCACATATAGATACGAAAATCTAAGTACAACTGCTTTGGCAAATCTTGCAGATATTGAACCAATTTTCACTTTTGCACACGGAAGCATAGAAATGCCTGACGGCACAACAATTGCAGCGGTTCAAAGTTTTGAATTAACAATAGTGAATAATGCTGAACCAGTTTATGGTGTAGGAAGTAGATTTATGACAGGAGTGGTAGCAAAAAACAGAGAATACAATTTCTCAATGACGGCTGCTTTTAATGATTATACAGATTTACTAACTTACTTTATGGATGGGACAAATTCAGGGGTAGCACCAGATGCAGGAAGCGGAACAGAAATTGCAACACTTGAATTAACATTCACTAACGACGATGGGGATATTTTAGATATTAATTTGACAGGAGTTCATCTTAATGAAGAAACATTACCTCAGAGTCCAACAGAAGTTGTTAAGGAAGATGTAACTGGATGGGCAAGAGGATGCACAAATATCATTTATACAAATGATGTTCAAACAGCACCGGTTGCTGCAGACAACATTTAAAATGGAAGTTGATACAAAAATTCCAAATCTTGAAATAGATGCAAAAAACAGAATCGTAGAACAGACAAAAGATATTCCTTTACTTGTGAATGATAAAGAAGTTATAATCAAACTTAGGAAATTGCCAACGGGCATAAGAAATAAAATCCGAAGTGAATGTACAAAAACTACAGTCCTTGCAGGACAGCCACAAGTGAAGATAGATGAATCTGAGATACAAGAAAAGATTCTTAGTAAAGCAATAATCAAAGCACCTTTTGAAGTTTCAATTGAAGTGATAAAGACACTTCCATCAGAGGTTACAGATTATTTGTTTAATGAATATAGTAAGTTCGCTGAACCGAGTCAAAAAAAAAATTCCAAATAAGAGAAAGTCTTAAGGGGAATTATTTAGATGACCCGGAAGTATCAGAAGAATTTGTCTATTGGTTTTTTGCACATAAGTTCGGATTTACACCTGAGCAAGTGGATAAACTCCCTTATGATAGACACGTCTATTTTATGGAGTTGGAAAAAGAAGCTGCGAAACTGGAAAAACTTAGCATGAAATAAAATGGCAGAAGGATACAAAATCGAAGTTCCCATCACTGTAAAAGGTGGAAAGGAAGGAGAAAAGGTAGGAAAACAAATCGGAGATAAGATCGCCAAGTCATTAAATAATTCTTTTAGGTCCATTGGATTTAAAGGGACATCTGGAGGGGGAGGAGTTGGAGAAACTGTTGGAATGTTAGGAGTTACAAAAGGTTTAGGAAGTGTTGCTACAAAATTAAGTGTTATTGGAGTCGCAATTGGAGCGGCTGTTGGGTTATTATCAAAAACAAGTCCGTACCTTAAAGGAATTTTATCTATTTTTGGAAGAGCATTTACAATATTCTTTAGACCCTTCGGAGATTTTCTTGCAATGTTATTAAAACCAATGGCTATTTTGATGATGAAGATGGCAGTATCTTGGATGCAATTTTGGAATAAAAATAAAGCAGTTATTGGAGCAAAAGAAGGAATCAGTAAAGGTGCTGAAATTGGGGGACAGATAGGAGAAAAAATTGGAAGTGGTAAAGTAGGAAGTGCAACTTCAAAACTTGGAGGAACATTAATCGGAGGAATTATTGGGGCCATAGGTGGAGCAATCAAAAATGTTGATTTTCAAGCTTTGTTTTTAGGATGGATGAGATGGGATGAAATAAAAAGTATTAGTTCTTGGGTTTGGGAAAAAGTCACAAGTATGTGGAATGTAACAAAAGATTTTTCTGCTTGGGTTTGGGAAAAAGTCACAAGTATGTGGAATTGGGATTATAATTTTTCAGGATGGTTGTGGGCACAGATCACATCAATATGGACCTGGACTTTTAATTTTGCAGATTGGTTAATGGAAAAAATTAAAGGAATTTGGACTTGGAATTGGGATTTTGGAAGTTGGTTTAAAAATAAAATTATTCAAGCATTAGATCCAACACCAGGGAATATTTTGAGTAAGGCAATCTTAGGAGAAGGACAAGTTGGAATTCCAAGTGTGCCGAGAGATGGGCTTTACAAATTACATAAAGGAGAGCAAGTAACTTCAAGAAATAAATCAGGAGGTTCTACTATCCTTAAACCTACGTTTCAATTTACAGGAAATGTTAATCAAGATATTGATATGGATGGAATTGCAAGGAGAGGAAGTAGAATGATTGAAAGAGAATTAAAACAGCGAGGAATAATCTAATGGCAAACACAACATTAGGGGGTTTAACATTGCATAATGGATCAACAGCAGTCATTGTAGAAAATACTTGTAGAAAAGAATCTACTTTGACAATAGTAGGGCTTTATACTAATGATTCAGATCTAACAGATGTTTTTGATTTCGGTGGGACGGTGAAAATTATTACTCTAACTGGTTCATTTAAAGGAGAGAATGTGGCACAAATGAAATCCTTTATTGATTCAGCGGAGTCATTAATTCAGGGAGCCCAAGATATATCTCATGGGTATCCATTAACATTTGTAGATGATATCCGAGGAACGATCAAGGTTAAATGTTTAGACTTTGATTCAACAGTAATTGAGGGGGAATCTGCTCGTTGCACTTGGGCATTTAAACTTGTGCAGTCGAGTACAAACGGATAATGTCAAAAAGAATTAAATCAGAGAGAGTAAGAAAGTGGGCAATAGGTTCTGGAATAGTTGGAGTTCCATTGGCAGTTTTAATGATTTGGTTAGCAGTAAGTTTGGGAGCATTCACAATTACTGGATTCTCTGGAGATTTAATTTGTGCAGGAACTGAATTGGATCCTTGTTATGCTTATGTTAATTTTTCAGTTAATGAAGATGTTTTTATTTATCCGTCGGAGAATTGGAGTGAGATGCCATTTTTAACAGACAAGCCGGTTAAGTCAGTTCAGATGTATCGAAGCTGGGGAAAAGGTTGGAGAGAGATTAAGTTAGATCAAACTTGCGCGGGGACTTGGTGTGGGGCCCCAAATTCTTATGGGGTTGCATATACTTATGCCTTTAGAGAAGGAAGAGATTATCAAATAAGATATAAAATTATAAAAGAAAATCCAGGCGATACAATCAAATGGAGTTTTACAGAAGATGCAGATCCTTATTTTTATGGAAATAAGAGTATAAGAGATTATTCAAATTCCGAGAAGAAATTAAAAATTAAAGACAAGGATTCTGGAGATATTTTATTAGAGCAAGTTTTGAATACCCCTTTAGAGAATTATGTATCTGTTGGTTATAAAAAAGTTGCAGAATTTAATGAGAATATAAAAGGAAAAAATAGAACTGTTGGATTATTTACTGAGGTTAAATTTGGGGATAATATTGAGTGGATTCCAACATTTATCTATGATAAAAATCTAAAAAATTTAGAATTAATAGAGATAAAATTAATCAATCTAACTTCTGGTTTAGAAATAGAAAGGCAAGTAGATTTAAAATATTTAGAGATAGAAAAAATAAAAATTAATGATTATGAAACGGATTGTGAAGATTCAATAAATTTAAATGGCACTGTTGAAAAAGTTTGCGTTGAAAATTTAGTTGGTTTTCATATGGTGAAAGAAGAAAGATGGAATGAAATAACCAAAAAAAATATCTCTGGAGTTAGTTATACCATAAGTGAGTGGGCCACTTGGACAGCAGATATTTCTGTGGGATTAGTTTCTTATTGGGATATGAATTCAACAGACTTTTTTGATTTAAAGGGTTTAAATAATGGATCTAATAATGGGGTAACGATAAATACCTCTGGATTTATAGAAAATGCAGGACAATTTGTAGTGGCAGATGTTGATAGAATAAACGTTGGAAATTCACTCACTTTAAATCCTAACGAGATGTCAATCTCAGCGTGGGCGTTTGTTGATGATACTGCAGCAGACATAACAATACTTGGAAAATGGCAAAATTCTGGAAGCACAGAAGATTGTTATATCCTTAGAATAACTTCGAATGGATTTGCAGAAATGGTTTATCGGATTCAGGCATCCGCGAAAGTTCTTACTGATGATGTTGATTTAGAGGATGGAAATTGGCATTTTTTAGTTTTTACTACAAACTCTACAAGTGGACATTTATATGTTGATGGTGTGAGAAAAGAGAATGGTGATGGGGGAGATATGGAAGAATCTCCAAATTATGATACTATGATTGGTTCTTTGCTTGATTCAGGAGTAATTTCTTTTGATGGAACTATTGACGAAGTTGGTTTTTGGAATAGAAGTCTAACACAGGAAGAGATCACATACCTTAATACAAGTTATAATGCTGGGTGTGGATTTATGGATGACAGTTGTGGCTCCCAGCCAAATGCTGCTCCGAATAAACCAACATTAAATGCCCCTGCTAATGACTCAACAGGGCAAGCAATATCTACCTTATTGAATGTTACAATCACCGATCCAGATTCAGCAATACTTAATTTAACATTTTTTGATAATTCAGACAATTCTTCAATTTGTATTAATAACACAAATATTGCAAATAATTCTGCAGTTGTTTGTTTATGGGATGGTTTAAGTGAATTAACAGATTATCAATGGTATGCTAATGTTACGGATGGCACACTTATAAATAAATCAAATGTGTGGAATTTCAGCGTCGGAGATTTTACAAATCCAACCTGGGAACAAAATAAAACGAATATAACAACATCCACGCCTTATTTAGATTCAGTTTATTTTAATATCACTTTGAATGATTCTGCTCCGAGTGAATATGTTTTTAGTTGGTATAATGGAACGGTCTGGGGGAATGATTCTGCTGTTGGATATACAAACGGCGAGGAAGTTTCAGTGGATAAAGTAATTAATATTTTAAGCGATAATGCCCAAATTAATTGGACATGGTTTTTTAATGATACTTCTGGAAATAAGAATAAATCTGATGAATGGACTGTAACTATAGATAATTATAATCCAAGAATATCATACTCATCTGGCACTGAAAATAATAATTCCGCAAAAAATCAAACATGGGTTTTTGTCAATGTTTCGGTTACAGAATCAAATTTTAAAAATATTACATTCAATCTTTATTGGTCTAATCAAACAATTTTGAATTCAACAAACTTCACTACGGAAATTTACGAGATAAATTGGACTGGATTAGGGTATGGCACTTATTATTATAATGTTTCTATTTATGATACTTTCGATAATTTCAATTTTACAGAAACAAGAATCATTTATTTATCTGATTTGAATCTTTCTTTGAATGGTTTTAACTATAATTTGAGTGTTGAATTAAACACCTCAATTGATATAATTTCAAACTCATCTATTAATTTCGGAGATATTTATTTAGATATAGATCATCCAAGCTATGGGGTAAATTATACTTCAGACAGTTGGGGAGTTAGTCTTTCGGATATGTTAATTTCTTTCTTTAGAAATGTGCTTCTTGCGGATGGAAGTTCAAATAAGTTTTTTACATTCTCTGGATTCGAGGTCAATGACACAGATTTGAAAATCAATTCTCACCAATACGCGGAACCAATAGAAATGAAATTAAACATTAGTTCAAATAATTCTGTGGAAAACCCTGTTTTTTATGGTTGCAATTCAACAGACTTTGACAGGGCTTATGATGGGAATTTGATTGGAGGAGTAATTTATCTTAATTCAACGTACACTGGATTGACTCAACCGAATGTGACATTTTCAAGTGCAGGAGAGCAGTTTTTATATTTCTACCTCGATGACAATTCAACAATCAAAAACATCTTACTGAATGTGAGCGCAGAATCTTATGGCTTTTTTTATGAAAACGGAACAATAAACGTAACCTTTGATAACTTCGGAATGATTGATGAAGGAAATACAAATGCAACACTCGAAGGAAACATCATCACTCCAGGAGGCGATACGCCAACCTCTTTTTATTATGATAATTTCGCAACTGGAACAATCAGTTTGGCCAATTGGTTTGTTTGGTTGGCAAATGGTGCTTACGCAACAAGTGGTGACCCGGATAAAGATTATACGTACACGATTGATAACAAAGAAACAGGCGGATATATGGAATTAGAAATAGATAGTTTCACAGAAAGCATGGCCAACGACCAAGCAGATACAGAAATCGCAAATAATTATGTTGAAACTAACGAATCTAATGATTGGTTAAATGTTTATACTGCAAACTCAATAGTTTTTGAATTAGATTCTGATGCGATAGGTTATGAAACAAGTACAAATTCTAAATGTAATTTCCAAAATCAGTTTACTTTTGGGGGGAAAAGAATCTGGAATAGCCCGTTTGATATTTGTACTAAAGAAACCTCTCCTGGAAACTTTGAATCTTGCCAAGATAATATGGAGGTTTTAGACAATATTGTTTTTAATCTTACAAGACAGACAAATAGTACCTGGTTAGTGAATATTACTGGGGTCTTGCAGACATTCGGAGATTGGAATACTGGAGGAGGCGCTGCAGCTTGTGGAACATTTTACAAAACTTATAATTATACAGCAGGAACTTATTTATTGAATTACTCTGCAGGAATTTGTGGCGACTCAACGGGGGATGTAAACAATACTTTTTTAGTTACTCCAGAATGGAATCACACGGACCAATTACTTTTTAATCAATATGTTAGCGGATATTTTAGCGATGATACAAATAAAGGATGTTCGACAATAAACTTCTGGACAAGATTTTATTATGTTAATCAAACACTTCTCAACAGAAAGAATACTTCGGTAGTTTCAAATTCTGTGTTTGATGCAAGTTCAGATATAGCAAGTGCAACTCCTTACTTCCATATTTTAGGACCCGCAGGAACTTCAACACAAGGATATCTAAGCGTGGATAATGGTGATAATTGGGAAAGTGTAACCAATGGGGTTGAGCATTCTTTTTCAAATGCGGGAAGAAATGTTAAGTTTAGATTAGACTTCAATGTAGGGGATGGAGGTTATACTAACAGAACGCAATTTTTTGATTACATTAATATCTCAACAGCAGAAGGGAATTTGAGTGACGTGACTTTTGATTTCGGATTTGATGGTACAATCGATTATACAATCCCTGGAAACTTCACTTCCGCAAATGATAGTGTGGCAGTTAATTTATCACTTGCCGATCTCTCAAGTTCATTTACTTCGGTTAGAGATTTATATGACCACACGTACAAAATTCCTTTAGAATTAGGAAGCAGTTCTCCTGGAAAGTTGAATATTCTTGGCCAAAATATAACTTATAATCCAAACCCAATTAGTTTGAATCATACTTATGTCCAGGATTTCTTAACAGATTACGGAAGTGGTTTTACAAACTTCACAATCCCAATCGGGGGAACAAACGGAACAATCAATGTAAGCGATGTTAAATTAGATTATCGAGGAGGAAATGATACAATTCAAGTGATAGCGCATAATGCCGATTATTCTCTGAGTGTGACAAGAAGTATTTTTTATTATTACTCTGATTTTATTCAAAGGTTGCCTTATTCCTGGACAGATTATGTTTTCTTTTTGCCGAGAACAAACAGTTCAAAGAATGTGACCGCTTATGGCCAGACAACTGTAAAACCAATATTCAACATAACCTCTACAGCTTACGGAGGAAAGGAAATTAATTTATCAATAAAATTAAACCAAACCTTTGCATGCGTGAATATTAGTTGGAATGCAACAGGAAACTCGGTATCTATAAATCAAAAGATAAATACAACATATCAAGAATCAGTTTCTAATTTAAGTTATTTAGAACGTGCAAATATCTGGATGTGGGCAGACTTAACAAACTGCAATTCATCGGCAAGTAGAATGTTAAACCCGAAAGTATTATTTGATTCTTATTGTGAAGATTGTATATGGACATAAAATGAGACAAACAAATGAGATATTTATTCCTATCCCAAAACCGAGAAATACGAATTGCAAGGTTGAAATAGATGGGGATGATGTTACAACAAAAGTAAGGGAAAGTTCTTGGGTTTATCCGGTCACAGATGGTATTGGAACATTTAGTGTGACTCTTTATAATGCAAGCGGAAGTTTAAGTGGATTATATCCTGCTGGAAAGGTCGTTAAATTTTACGCAGATAATGGGGATGGATCTACTTTACAATTTCAGGGGAGAGTAGATTATCCAAAAGATAGCATAACATCTGAGGGAAGATTTTTAAAAATAGAGGGAAGACATAGGGCATTTTTATTAAATGAATTTTTAATTTGCCATTCAGCTACAAGCACAGATCCCGCTCAAATTTTAAGAGACATAATTGACAAACTCCCAAGTGGATATACTTTTACTTCAACCAACATAAACAACACAAGTGTCACAATGGATGTTGAATGGAATTACAAACCTTTTTGGGATTGTGTTTATGAATTATGCCAATATGCAGGATTCGATTGTTATGTCGATAATGATTTAGACTTTAATTTTTTTGAAATAGATTCAATAGTAAATTCAGGGGATGCAATTGTTGAGCAACAGAATTTTATTAAATTAGAAGATTACGGAACTAATGATTATTATGAGAAAACAAGAGTCAGAGTCCAAGGAACAGATTCAAATGGCCTTCCTATTTTTTGGACTGCAATTAGTACCAGTGAAGGTACAGAAGTTAAGGAATTATTTATAAAAGATGAGTCATCAGATACTCTGGAAAAAGTAAAAAATCTTGCAGATTCAAAATTGTCTGAAATCACAAATAGAAATCCACAAGCGAGAATTTTATCATTTGGATTAGAAACTTTAAAACCAGGGGAAAATATCTGGGTAATTGTTCCAAGACAACAAATTGCAGGACAATATAAAATGATTCAAATTGAACATCTATTTGGAGCAAAGTATGGAGGATGGAGAACCCAAACAATAATGGAAGAATCTGAGGGAGGAATATCTACAACAATTAAAAATATTTCACAAACTACTCAGCAAATTACACTTTCTAAAAATGTTCATAAATTTGATTATTCATATAATTGGACCTTTAGTACAGATACGGGAAGCCACACAGACACACAAATTACGACAAATGAAACAACTGGTGAAGGAATCCTTCAAACAACTGGAGGCGCGTCAGGAACATGGATTAGTGATCTATTAGAATTAGATGCAAACATTTCATCAGTGCAATTAAGATTAAATGGAGTGAATCTTCCAGGAGCAGAATTGTGGCTAAGCACAAATGGAGGAAATACATATAAACAAATTCTGAGTACAAATACTACAATTACAGCCGGGAAAGATATCAGAGTAAAAGTTATTTTCACGTCAGCCAACACAGAAATAAATGGAATTGCTTTATTATATTCATAATTAAATTATAGGAGGTTAAAAATGGATACAAGTTTATTAATAGTGCCAGGAGTTGCATTGGGAAGAGCTGTACTTGGATGGTTAGAAAACGCACTTGCAGATGGAGAGATTAATCTGCCTGAATGGAGAAAACTCGGAGAAACAGTGATTAGAATGGGAACTCCAATGGTTGCGTTGATTTGGGGATTGAGCATTGATCCAATATGGGCGGCAGGATTAGTCACCATATTTGATATTGTTTTAACAAAAATTTACAACGCGTTACAGTAAAATGTCTAAACATGGGAAGAGATTGATTGAGATGGTAAATCGCCCAAACATAGTTGGAGTAAGGAAACCAATCTTTTCTGCGAGAGAAATTAATTTGTTTAGATCTAATGGAGATCTCTATGGAGAAATTGATTGTTTAATTTTTAATGGGGAACTTTATCACATTGAATATAAAAATAGTAGGGCCAATGAAGACAAGGGAAGAGCTCAATTAACAAAGCAGAGAGGATTCATTCGTAGATTAGGATACAAAGGCAGATTACATAGTCTCTTAATTTGTGGAGATGACATAGATGAAATTTAATTAAAATTTTTGAGTTAGACCGGCTTTTACATTTGGAATGTAGATCTCACCGGTCGCTCAGTTTTTGTAGTTAACATATAAAAATTACTCATAAGTAGTTTAAAAATATTGTTGTTTAATAAAAAAGATAATATATTATTAAAAATAGGTATATGGGGTATTTCTAAATAGATATATTGAATATATGCTTGTTTTGGAATAGGAGTTTTTTTAAAGGATAAAAGACTTATTTTTTTAAGAAAAATGAAAAATTCTCATGCTCGCAGCAGATCTGCGTTAATTAAATGTGCCTTTAATAAGGACAAAACAGGAGGTTAAAAAAAAATGGAAAATGATACAATTATGGTTATTTCGATGATGTGTATTCTTATTCTTTCAGTAGTTACTCCAATGATATTAAATGGTAAGATTAATGATGTTGAAACATCAATTAGAGAGGACATTAAAGGAATTGAGATGCCAGAAGTTGAGATGCCTGAAGTTCCAACTGCCGAAGAAATTGCGAATCTTGTAGTTGTTCCTGATGTGGCTGTTCCCGAATTTAGATCAGACAATAAAGTTTCTGATTTATGGGAAGATCTATACTCAGACGATATTGAGGAAATTGAATCTGAGGCTGAAGATTATGCTACAGATGAATTGGAAGAAAGAGATTATAAAGTAATCTTGAACTATCTTGAAGATGAGTTAAATCTTTCAATTGAAGAAGATTCACTTGATGTTGATGTTAAGGATGTTGAGATAGAAGTTCTTAATTTGGGATTGGAAGATGATGAAGATAAGGTTGCAGAAGTTATATTTGAGATTCGTGCAGAATACGAACTTGAAGAAGGAACAGTAGATGAATTTAGGAAGAGTTTTGATGTAACTTACAAAGTTATTTTCGAAGAAGGTGACTTTAACGATGAAGAAGTTGAGTTAGTTTCAATCGTCTAAATTAACAGAATTTAGGTTATTTTTTTTTATTTTTTTTTATGCTGTCGTAGTTCAGTGGCAGAACAACTGCCTTGTAAGCAGTAGGTCGCAGGTTCGAATCCTGTCGGCAGCTTTTTTAATACAATTTCTGTAATACAATAAGAGAATACAAAAAGTGTGTTACACTCTGCATGAGTTCCTCTGGAGATTTAGATCTGAGAAATTTTGAATTAAGTGTGTGTTGTGTTACTTTGTAACACAAGATAGATAGATAGATAGATAGGGAAAAGTCCACTGGAAATGATAGGGGGTGTAACACAAAATAGAAATACAAGTTTGTAGGAACTTTTAAAAAGGACATTTGTTTGAATAATTTCGAACAAGAATGAGATTAAAGATCAAGACAATTTATGGAAAGATTCTAACAATTAATGTTGAGAAGGAAACTGAGATTTATATTTCTGGAAAAGATAAGTTTGGAGCATTCGTGAAAATTAAAAAAGAGGAGATCGAGAACTCGATTCCAACCGAATGAACGAACTAAAAATTTTCTCAACATCAAGAACTGCTGGAAGAGGGCACAAAACACACAAAAGAAGATTAAAAGAGCAAGGAGAGTATAATCCTGCAGTTAAAGCATTAAGAAAATTTGGATTTAATATTTCACAAATAAAAGAAATAATGAATGAAATAGATCCGGTGTCAGAACAAGAAATGCATTTGATGATTGAGATGCAAAAAGGACTTTATGAAATTCGTGCATTAATTCATTCTGCATGCCTTTATGGATTAATCGAATTTAAAGATACGCCTTCTTGGTTAAGGAGGATTCAATGAAGACAGTCACAACAACAGTCAGAATAAGATTAGACCAGGCAGTTGAAGTAGAAAATAGAAGTATGAATTTATCTGAATTTACAAGAGACAAATTAGATGAAGAATTCGGCTCAACAGATTTTATCAAAAAGAAAGAAAAAGAACTAACTGAACAACTTAAAAAATTAAAACAACTCAAAAAAACAGAAAAGAAAAAAGAGAAAGATCTATCAGAAGGAGAACAATTATTCTTAAAAGAAACTCGGCAGATCCTTGCAAGAAGGCCAGAATTATTCGAAGGGCGCTGGAGAAAATACAAAGCAGACTTTGGGAAATTTATATCTCTTAAGAAATTTAAAGAATTAGTGGGATTAGAATAATGGGATTGAGGGAAGGTATTCCAGAGAAAGTCATAACAGATATTAAAGCAATGCGTGAAAGACGTGAGAAATTAGAAAAACATATTATAATATTAAAAAATTTAAGGGCCAGAAGAAAATGGGAAAAAGTCCAATGGCTTCAATTTCAGAGAATAGGAATCAAAAAAATATGAAAAAAGATAGAGTCAGATCCAAGATACTCTTTCAGGGAGAAAAAATGATAGAAATAACAAAAGAAGAATCACTTGTTTTATTAGAAGAGATGCAAGAAAATGAAGATAAAATGTGTCCATATTGTAATGGAATTATTTTATATAAGAGGGGTAGGCCAATGTATAAGGATAAAAAAACAGGGAAGATGGCTTATGTGAAAAATAAAGAGACGTGGAGGTATTCTTGTGCAGAATGTGGAAAATTTTTCCAATTAAATTCTACAAATCCCAAAATTAGAGGAGATATTGCAAAATTTATAATCAATAATATTAAGATAATTAGTCCCGGAGATTTGTCAAAATTAGTGCTTAAATATTTTAAAGTTTCAATCTCAAGGCAAACAATTTATATTTTAAAAAGATTGATTAAAAAAGCAGACTTTGATGTAACTTATGAAAAGTAATGAGGAATACAAGTTTGTAGGAAGTTTTAAAAAGGAAATACTCGTGTGTATTTCAGGAGGATTCAGATGACGATAAAAAAAATTTTACAAAAGATCTTCAAACGAAGATACATCGACCTCGGTCTGATGAATGAATTAAATTTGAGAGGCATTGGCCTCTTTTATTTTTAAAATGCAAAAGGGAGGTTCAAATGAGAAAAGCAAGATGTCTGGACTGCAAGCAGATCAGACTTTTAACAAAGCACTCGAAGATAGGAGATCATCAGCCACCATTTATATGGATATGCAGAGAGTGCCATGATAAGATTCACGGAATGAAATCAAGAAAAATTAAGATAAATAAAAAAATCCAAAGAGGAACACCTAATGGAAATAAAAGAAAGAATTAAAATAGAGATTGATAATTTTATTATCAACTGGACTTCCGACGATAAAGAAAGAAAAAGAATGAGAGAATATTTAGAAACTTATATGGAAGATTGTGTAGAATTTGATGAAGATATCGAGAGAATTGCTAAGGAGATGAAGAAATGAATAACAAATCTTGTAACTCTTGTAACTCTTGTGACTATTGTGACTTTTGTGACTATTGTGACTCTTGTGACTCTTGTAACTCTTGTGACTCTTGTAACTCTTGTGACTCTTGTGACTCTTGTTACTCTTGTGACTCTTGTAAATCTTGTGACTCTTGTGACTCTTGTGACTTTTGTAACTATTGTAACTATTGTAACTCTTGTGACTCTTGTGACTATTGTTACTCTTGTGACTCTTGTTACTCTTGTAAGAATTTAGTTAATGGTTTTATGTGTATTAATCTAAAGTTTGATAAGAAAGACCCAGATAAATATTGGATATTTAACAAAGAAGTTTCAAAAGAAGAATGGGAGAATCGTTGGAATATAGGAAAACCTAAGAAAAAAGTCTGTGATAAATGTGGACAGGAGTTGAAGAAATGAAAGAATTTAAATTAATCGAGAAAAGAAAAGAGTTATTGAAATATTTTAAAGAACAATTCGGAAAAAATTCAATAATCCCAGATGATATTTTAAGAGTTGTTAAAGAACAAGATAAAGAATTCATTAGATTATTGAAAGAGGAATTAATTCCTGATTTTATTGCTTATGGTAGAGATGTTAGTGATGATGGAAGGGATACAAAGATTAATGAAATA